GCCTGAGCCACAGACCAGGCTAAGCGGTACGATGGACCAAGAGGTCCAGCCGAATGATTGTGAACACCCATGCCACGAGGAGCCAGACCACTGGCACTTCTATGAGGGATTCCGATTCTGCCCCTGGTGCGGAATTCTACTAACCGGGAAGGAGGAGAAGCCATGCAAATAGCCTACTACAACGAGAACGATCCATATGCGGCGCAGTGGCTCAGGAACCTCATTTATTCTGGTCACATAGCAGACGGCTACATCGATATAAGGAGCATCTTTGATGTCCAACCCTCCGACCTTGTGGAATACGACCGATGCCATTTTTTCGCAGGGATCGCCGGATGGGATCTCGCCATGCAAATCGCAGGATGGGAAGGCCCAGTCTGGACTGGAAGCTGCCCCTGCCAGCCGTTCAGCGCAGCAGGAAAGGGACAGGGAAAAGCCGATTCCCGCCACCTTTGGCCTGCGTGGTTCAGCCTCATCCGAGAGTGCAGACCTCCAACGATCTTTGGAGAACAGGTTGCTGGAGCGATTGGGCACGGCTGGCTCGACCTTGTTTTCGATGACCTGGAAGGAGAAGGCTACTCCTGCGGGGCGGCGGTACTGCCAGCTTGTAGCGTCGGGGCTCCGCACCTCAGACAGCGGTTGTGGTTCGTGGCGAACTCCGAATGTGGAAGCAAGAACGGGAGGGGATTATCAAGACCCTGCGAAGGTAGAAGCGAGAATAAGAGCAGGTCACCAAGTCAACCTGAAGGACCAGGCTCAACTGGCATCGTGGCCGACGCCAGACAGCAAGTCTGGAGAGAGGGGATGGGGTGCAGACCCTTTTGCCGTAATTCGGAAAAGCGGAACGAAGAAGCAGATAACGATAAACGATGCAACCCATGGTGTAATCTCATCTGGCTTCCCTGCCGGGACGGAAAAGCAAGGCCGACTGGCATCGTGGCCGACTCCAACATCAACGGAACGGAGCGGGATCAATCCCAATACAGGGAAGGGGGAAGGGTTGAGCAAGACGGCGAAAACAACAGGCAAAGGCCAACTCAATCCATCATTCAGCCTCAATCCATCATTCAGCCGCTGGCTCATGGGGTTCCCGGTAGAGTGGGACGACTGCGTGCCTACGGTAACGCGATCGTCCCGCAAGTTGCGGGGGAATTCATAAAGGCATTCATGGCGAAAGAAGCTCTCGCAGCAATTTGGAAGGAGGAGTGACCCATGCCAAAGCGTAACGAATTCTATGGGTTTGAAATTATCCAGGCAATGAACGCTCGCAAACGCCAAAAAAGGTGGACAATCCTGCACATTGCCGCATGGTGGGCAATATGGATCATTGTTGGCTTTGGCGTAGGCTATGCCCTCATACACATGGGGTACTGACTATGACCAGCCGGAATGATCTCCTCTTTGGCCGATTCAGATTGAAGAGAAGAACCGTTACAGCTCACAATGGAATATGTGACCCAGAATGTCCTGACAGTTGCAGATGGAAAATCGGCCAACAATGCGGAAAGTATTGCGGTCACTCAGACGGTAAGCGATGGTCAAAAAAGGTAAACATCAACCAGTGCAAGGAGCTACACAATGAACATGAAAGAGTTGCAATACAGAGTTATGATGAGATCTAAAAGAACAGTCAGCAAAAGTGCAATAACCAAGATAACTTCCATTACCGTCAGACTCTTGGCAGACCAACTAAGTTGCTATCCATACGACACCGTAGCATGGCTGAACAGGTTCAGAAACACCTCAGCATGTTTGGAGGAAGCGAAAGATGAGTAGCAAGGCATGGAACCGAGTAAAGCAACATGGCAGCGGCCATTACAAAGCTGCATTAGGCCAAGTTGAACCGATTGATCTGATGCGAAGCACAGACATTCTTTGGAACTTTGCCATAGGCAACATCATAAAGTATGCTTGCCGAAACAAGCACTTACCGAGCGAACTGACCATTGCCGACATGGACAAAATCATCCATTACTGCAATATGCTAAAAATCATTACACGCGAAAGGAATCAAGATGAAACAAGGGGAATCGAGCTGTGAAACCTGTACGTTAAAAGAATGCGTCTATGTCAAACCATACGTTGCTTCACAAAAACAATTCCCCATCCTCTTTGTTGGCCAAGCCCCAGGCAAGATTGAAACCATTACGGGCCAACCCTTTACTGGCCCTGCCGGTAAGATGCTCTGGCGTATAATGACCAGCGCCGGAATCCGCAAGCTCAGTGTGGACATCACCAACGTAGCGAAGTGTGCTCCTCCCGATGACCATAAGCCGACTGACAGTGAAATCACCGCTTGCAAACCCTTCCTGAAACAAGACATTCACCTTGCTTCGCCAAAGCTGATCGTTGCCCTTGGCGATGTTGCCAGCAAAACGCTTGCCGGATCGTCAAGGATCATGTCCATCCGTGGCTCCATGTTGCCGCTAGTAGCTTGGTTCGAATACGATTGCCCAGTCCTATGTTGCTTGCATCCGTCCTTCATCATGCGACAGCGGCAGTGGATAGACATAGCCACCCAGGACATGCTCAAAGCCACAGCTTACATGCTTGGCAACCGGATAGAAGTTGGCCCAGAGCCAACCCTTGTCACCGAGGTAGATGAACACTTCTTGGCTCGCTACCTTGAGGCAGCTTCGCAAACGCCAACTGCCGTTGACACTGAAACGACTGGCCTAAACCCGAGGCAAGACATTGTAATCGGAGCTTCGCTTTGCTATGAATCGGACAGAGCCATCGCTTTTGATTTGCCAAAAGCAGACCGAAAGTGGGAAGTATTCAAACGCTACCTGGAAGATCCCACTGCACTGAAGATCACGCAGAACGGACAGTTCGACATTGCCATGCTTGAAGCTCACGGAATCGAAGTGAAGGGGTTGACCTTTGACACCCGTCTAGCCGAACATCTGCTGTCAAGCGATCTGCCCAGCAGCTTGGAATTTCTTCGCAGCAAGTATACGTCTATCAAACCGTACAAGCCATCGGCCAGGGAGCGCAAACAAATTTCCATGTGGACACGCGAAAGGCGGCTGAACTATGGTTGCTTGGACGCTCTCACTACATTCATTGTTTATCAGGAGCAACTGCCGCTGATGGATGAAGGCAACATGAAAGTGATGCAAGAAATAGAGATTCCCTTGGCTTACGTTGTGAACGCAATGGAGAAGCGAGGCGTTGTGGTTGACACTGAAGTGCTGCAACGGATGGAAGAGGACTTCGGCCCGAAGGCCGATGCACTGAGAGCAACCCACTTTGATCCACTTGGTGTAAATCCTAACAGTCCGAAGCAACTTGCTACGCTGTTTGGCATCGCCAGCACTGGAGAAGAAGCTCTAAAAGATCACATCAAGCATGGCCACTCACAGAGTGAGCTGATGGAAATTTTGTTAGAGTACAGAGCATTACAAAAGACATATAGCGTCTATCTGGATGGAGTCCGGCAGCGGCTGGAGTATGGCAGGATACACACCCACTACAAGTCCGGCGGTACTGGCACAGGCCGGTTGAGCAGTGAGAATCCAAATTTGCAAAATGTACCGAAGGCTTTACGCAACATCTATGTGCCGGATGAAGGAAACGTATTTGTCGAGGCTGACTATAGCCAGCTCGAATTGCGTGTACTAGCTGTGATAGCAGATGAAAAGACAATGCTCAACGAATTGCAAAGCGGAATGAACACCCACCACATGATGGGAGAAATCATTTTCAATCGTAAGTGGCCTGTCTTGACTGACAAAGAAAGGTTGTGGACAAAAAATGTTGTGTTCGGCACAGCCTACGGCAGAGGCCCAACCGCAATAGCCAGACAATTCGGAATAACAATTAAGTTGGCCGAAGAGTGGCAAGTAGCCTGTATCAAGCGATACCCTAGCTTGCAAAAGTATCACGTCAGGCAGCAAGGCACCTTCGAACGCACTGGCAAATGTTATACGCCGTTTGGCCGCACACGGCCTATCACAACAGTAACACAAGCTCTCAACACTCCAATACAAAGTAGCGGTAGCGACGTTTGCCTTACATCACTGATCAAATTGCATGATAAGGGCTTCAAGCTGTGCTTCACTGTACACGACAGCATAACAATACAGGTTGAACGGCCCTATACAGTCGATGTGGCTATTGAAATGACCCGTATCATGGAAAGGCCAATACTGGAAATGAACAACCACTGCTTCCCGATCAAACTCAGCACAGGCCACAACTGGAGAGACTTGAACGAGATGAAAATATGAAAGGTAACTCAATAGATGCTATAAGCGAGTTCCTGCCTATTGACGGTTGGCTTGGCGATTACTTGGAGTTTACAAACAACCTTGAGGCCTGCCCAAGGTTCCGCTTCTTTTCGGCAGCTTGCATAATGGGAGCGGCCATAAACAATCAGGTGTGGCTTCAGCGAGGCGATGAGGGACTGCTCTCAAGGCTAATGCCGAACCTGTGGGTTGTCTTGCTTGCTCCTCCCTATAGAGGCCACAAAACATCAACGATCAACATGGCTGTCAACTGTCTGATAGAGGCTTACGAAGATGTCC